TGCTCCATACCCACCAGGTTCCGGTGCTCTCCAAAGGCAGCGGGGGCTGGGAGGCCGCGATCTCCGCCGCCTTCGCCGCTTCCGTTGCAGCATTCCGGGCCTTTACCGCACTTTTTTCTGCATCCTGTGCCGCAGCCACGCTGCTTTTTGCCGCCGCGCCTGCGTCCAGAGCACGGTCCAGCCAGTTCTGACCGGGAGGATCAGGCACACTCTCCGGTGCCCCCATTGCCCCGGTCACCTCGATCAAATACAGCTCCGACTTGGCCAGCTTCTCCCCGGAGTACCAGCGCAGTTCCGCGCTGCCGCCGGCACAGGCCGTGTCGGTTGCCGTAACGACCCATACCGCCGTGTCGCCCCGTTCTTCGATCTCCACGGGATAGGGCGCTTCGTCTCCCTGCCGCTGATAGATCAGCTCTGCCCGGCCCTCGCCGTACAACTCCCGCATAGGCTTCAGGTCAAACAGTACCTGTCTCGCCTTGTGCTCTCCTTCCCGGCCGATCCAGATGACGCAGCCGGGCCGTGCTTTGATGCTCTGCATTTGCTTTCCCTCCTCAAAGAACCTGATACGAAACCGTCGTGCCCTTCCCGTTCAGAACAGCATTGTCGGTAGCCAGGTGGATCATGCCATCCTCACAGTATGCCTCCGCCTCACTGATCCAGGAGATCTCTCCCCGTGCACAGATCATTGCGCCGCCTGGGCCCAGCAGGGCAAATCCAAACTCGTTCCAGATAATGATCCAGTGGCCGATGCCGCTGGTAGGCACGATTCTGGAGGTAGTCTCTCCATCTCCGGTATAGCTTCCCCCCGGCTTGTTATATCCGGTTAATACAGGGAAGTTATACCCCGGCAGACTCTCTATATTCATGTACAGCTTTCCGGGGCCTGCCTCGATCAGGCGCGTGGAGTAGTCTCCATCCTCGCGCTCATAGTGAAAATCAAGGCGTCCGCCGTGGCCGGAGCCTTTCGAGCCTGTCAGCTCCAATGCGTAGGGACGCAGATATTCTCCTCTGTGGTCATGGTCGGGAAATTTGGCCAGGGACATCAAAAACTCTCCTTCGCTGCCCTCAAAGCCGTCATCCACAGCCGCCTGGTACATCTGCTTAACTTCGCTGCTTACGACCGGAACGAAGGTCTTTCCGTCGGCAGAGGCTTCCAAAGCACCGGCGCTATTCAGCCGCAGATACTTCAAGCCGGTATCGCTGCACCGAAGCAGCTTGTCCTTCTCTCCGGCCTCCAGATCCTCCATCAGCGTGTTCAGTGCATCTCTGGTTTCGTTATGGAGGATCTGCATGTCCTCACGGACCTTTGTTTCGCTGGTCTCAACCGCAGGGAAATCCCCGGGATTGGTCCATTCCTTGCTGAATCTAAGCCGTTCAAATCCCATTGCTTACCGCTCCTTTCCCTGGAATTTGTAGTTAATCCTGGCTGACACCACCGCCAGATCACATCCCGCCACATCATTGCTGAAGGTCATGGAAAAATGCCGGATGTGCCTGCAGCCGGGCCTGCGCCGGGCCACATAGGCGTACCGCGCCACAGACAGACAGCGTTTCGTCAGATCCCTGGGCGCCAGCCGCCAGTAGTAGGGTGCTGTTCGGATGGGCGTCAGGTCATAGCGCGTCCCATAGTCTGTGTCGTACCGGATCGTGACGTCGGTATCGGTGTCCGAACGCACTGTAATGATGATGTCGGTCACATCCTTCAGCCGTTCATAGCTGCCGAAATACTGGGCCGGGAACTGGTAGAGCTTCTCGATGGGACCGCCGTAGTCGCAGAAGGTCCGCTCAAACCGGGTCACCCGCCCCTTCCGGTCCAGGTGAAAGGTTCTGTGCTCGTCATCCCGGAAAAAGGCCACACCGGCCACGTCGGTAAAGAAAAACCAGCTGGGCTGGGCGTGACCGCTGAGCACATAGTCCCACAGATATACATTGCCGTTGGCGCACAGCCAGTATCGGCTGTCATCGTCAAAACTGGTCACGACTCCACCGCTTCTCACATCCCACAGCAAACCCTGGTACTCCCTGCCATTTACGTTTCTGCTGATGCACTCCACGTTGTTCTCATAGGCCGCACTGCTGGACCGGACCACATGGACACCCTGATATGTGTTGCAGAACACCAGGTTATTTTCGATCAGCTGAATGCTCCAGGGCAGGTCGCACCCCACCCTGCTGTTGATGCTCTGATAAGTGAAAGAGATGGTGCTGCGCCCATCCACATCCTCTACCGTAAAGACCAGCTTGCCCACACCGTGAGCCTTGAACACGATGGTGTCGCTGTACTGCCGCCCAAAGCCGGTGACGGGATCCTCGGTATCCCCCACCAGATTGAAATAGCTGTCCGGGAAATAGCTGTCGTTCATGGCCAGACTGTCGTTGCTGTTCCAGAACACCCCGTTGGGCTGGGCATCGCATCCCCCCAGCAGGATGCACAGGTTGGTGTCTCCGCCGCTGACCATGGCGTATTCACAGTCCATAACGGCGTTGAAGCTGTCCTCGTTCTCCACTGTGAAGGTGATGTGCACCGTGTTGTTGGTGGCCGGGTCCGTCACCGGAGGGGCCGCCGAGAACGTCACAGTCCCGTCTTCCAGATTTACTGTATAGTCGGTCCCCCGAATTAAAGTCACGCCCTCCACCTGTACCAGATCCACTGACTTCACCTTGTCAGCCAGCAGGTGGTATACCGTGGTGTCCTTCACCGCGTTGTACTGCACCGTCCGCTTGCCGGTCAGCCTGTTTGCGGGCTGGTACAGGTCGCCGCTGCCGTAGTCCGGGTGTGCGTTGATGATGGTCACGGGAACATAAGGCTCCTGCGCCACGTTGGTCACAGAGAATCCCGCCCCATCGTAGGCAATGCGGTAAAAGCCGCCCTTGTTCTTGTAGTACAGCCAGTCCATGTATCGGAAGAAGGTTCCCCGGTTGTCCGGCACACCGGAGCACAGCTGGCTCAGGGCCAGCTCCTTGCCAGTGGGGTCTGCGCAATACAGCCGGTCGCCGATGTGGAAAAAGGCATGGCCCCAAAACAGGGCCTCGTAGCAGGTGTAGCCGATCCCCAGCCCGGTGTCAGACGTCAGATACACCTGTCCATCCCGGCACTGCAGCACGCCGTCCTGCCACCACAGGTTTTTCATGTTGGGACTCTGGTCGGCGCTCATGCGGTAGTCCAGCTCCCACAGGTTCAGCCCTCCCGTCAGCTTGGGGAAGTCCACCGTGTAGGTCCTCTGCGGGGTTGGATATCTGCCAAGTGATACTCTCATGCAGCTCCCTCCTTACCCAAAGAACCCATAGGAATCGGCCACAGGCCGCACCTCGGCGGAAACGCCGGGGCCCATCTTGGCCAGCTTGTCCTCATACTTGTTGTAGAACACCTGGTACAGGAAGGCCTCGTCATGGACCACCAGATGGGCCGCCACATAAAAAGGAATGGCGTAGTGGGTCTCCGGCTCGTTGTCCAGCCGGTCCCAGTCCTTAGGGTCATCCCCCAGCAGCGCAGGGTAGCGGTAGTAAGTCACCTCATAGTCCCCCGCCTCGTTCTTAGGCAGCCGGAGATACTTGCGCGCCTGCAGAGTGTATACGTTGGTGTGCAGCGTCCGCCCATCCACCGTACACACCACGCTGCCCGACACAAACTGATAGAAGTTTCCCGGCAGCTTGTACTCCACCTCGTTTCCCAGCTCCACGCTGGGCAGATTCCCCAGCCGCAGGGTGGCGGGGATCTTCCGCGCGGTGGTGGCGATCTCCATAATGGCGTCATTCACCAGGCCGGGAATGCGCTCCAGATAGTCCTGCTGGTTGTTGTAGGAACCGGGCACCTGCGTTCCGGCAATGCTGTACTGGTTGAGCAGCTGCAGCACCGCATTTTTGATTTGCTTGTAGTTCATATAGTTCCCTCCGTTCAGGATGCAAAACAGGGGCCTCCAATCTTAGGAGACCCCTGTGTCTTTGCTATGTTCTCCTGCTCGATCAGGTAATGGCGGTGCCGTGGTAGAAGATGGCGGCCTTCTTGTTGTTCAGCACGAAAGCGTCATAAATCACGCGGCCCTCACACAGCCAACCGGAAATGCCGGGAGGATTATCGTGGATCTTGTAGTCCTCCAGATGCTTGGGGGCCACACAGGCCATGGGGTGAGTCAGGATAAAGTCGCAGCCCTCAGGCAGACGGGAGGCGGGGACCTTCACCAGGCGGGTGCCGTCCACCTCGCCCATGATGCCCTTGATCACCATTTCCTG